TTTTTCCACTGGCATTAATATTACTAATTTACATAACATCATATTTGCTTCTCCCTCTAAATCACGTATTAGAAATTTGCAAAGTATAGGTAGAGGACTAAGAAAAAATAAAACAAAAAAAATTGCCACATTATACGATATAGCTGATGATCTTTCATATAAAACTCATAAAAATTATACTCTTTCACATTTTATAGAAAGAATTAAAATTTATAACGAAGAACAATTTAATTATAAAATAATCACAATACCTGCATCGGAAAATTAAACATGAAAAAAAATACAGAATATAAGTTTATAATGCTTTTAAATAACGATTTTATTTTTACTAAAATAGACTTAGAAAAAAATATTACAGGTTTTTTAAAATTAATAAATCCTTTGAAAATAATATTTTCGGAAGATGATGATAGTATTAATTATAATTTTATTCCATGGATACCATTTACAGACGATAATGCAATACCTCTTTCAACCAAATCAATTATTACTATAACAAGCTTGTCGGATGAATTAATTGAACTATATGAAACAGCAATTCAAAATATATCGGAATCTAAATTAATGAATAGAAAAGATTTTGATATTTCTTTATTGAATTAATTTCCTTCTCGGTTGAACACAGTCATTTTATCATTTATTTTTTTGTTTGTCAAGCCTTTTTTTTCTATTGACATTTTTAAAAATATATGTTATCTTATTAATTAAATCGAAAGGAGAATTTTATGGCTAATTATATTAATAATGAAGATTTTCTTTTAGCAATGATTGAATATAAAAAAAATATTATTGAATCTGAAAAAAACAATGAAGAACGTCCTCCGGTTCCTGATTATATAGGAGAATGTTTTTTATTAATTGCTGAAAGATTATCATATAGACCTAATTTTATTAACTATGCTTTTAAAGAGGATATGATTTCGGATGGAATTGAAAATTGTTTACAATATGTGCATAATTTTAATCCTGAAAAATCTAAAAATCCTTTTGCATATTTTACGCAAATAATTTATTGGGCTTTTGTTAGAAGAATACAAAAAGAAAAAAAGAATTTATATATTAAATATAAAGAAATGGAACGTCTTTCTTATCTTGAAGACCATATTGATACATCTATAAAAGATGATAGTGAATATATGTCAATGGTAGGAAATAATGATATGAGAATTATGATATCTGAATTTATTGAAGATTTTGAAGATAAAAGAATTAAAAAAAAGAAAAAACAAGATAAATCTTTGTCTTATTTAGGAACAGTTTATGTGTAATATTTTATGAAAATAGCATTAATCACTGATACACATTTTGGCGCAAGATCTGATAGTCAAATATTTTTAGATTATTTTAGTAAATTTTATGAAAATATTTTTTTTCCTTATCTTGCTAAAAATAATATAAAAACATGCATACATTTGGGAGATGTAGTTGACAGAAGAAAATTTATAAATTTTAAAACATTAAACTATCTTAGGAATAATTTTTTCAATAAATTATGGAATATGCAAATTGATACTCATATAATAATTGGTAATCACGATGTGTATTTTAAAAATACAAATAAAGTTAATTCTATGGTAGAATTGTTTTCCACTATCACAGGTGAAATCGAACCTTGGATTTATGAAAGTCCCAGAGAGGTGGTTTTTGATGATACTAAAATTTTAATGATGCCATGGATCAACAATTCAAATTATAATGAGTGTATCGAATTTATAAATGAAACTGATGCACAGATCATGTTAGGTCATTTTGAAATTTCAGGTTTTGAAATGCACCAAGGTTTGTGGTGTGATTCGGGTATGGATTCAAAAATTTTCAATAAATTTGATATGGTGTTGAGTGGTCATTTTCATCATAAATCTACAAATGGAAATATTTCTTATCTAGGTAATCCTTATGAAATTAATTGGGGTGATTATAATGATACTAGAGGATTTCATATATTAGATACTGAAACAAGAGAACTAGAATTTATTCCAAATACTTTTAAAATGTTTCACAAAATTTATTATAATGATAATAATAAAACATTTGAGGATTTTAAAAAAGCAGACTATTCCAAATATGAAGGATCATTTGTTAAAATTATTGTTACTGAAAAAAATAATCCTTACTGGTTTGATGTTATGATTGATGCTCTATATAAAGCAAATGTTGTAGATGTATCAATTGTCGAAAATATTGATTTGGAATTTGAAGATGATGATATGATAAATGAGGCAGAAGATACATTAACAATATTGAGTAAGTATGTAGAGACTCTAAATATAAAAAATAATAAAAAAGAATTAGATGTTCTTTTAAGAAATTTGTACAATGAAGCATTAGATACGGAATTATATGGCTAAAGTAAAAAAAATTGTAGGAAATTATACAGAAAATTATCTACTTTCTAACGAAGAAAAGCAATTGACAATGATATGGACACCGAAAGCAGCTTGCGCTACTGCGGTAAGGACTTTTTTTGATTACGTAGGTTTTCAATTTCAGAATGATGTATGGATACACAATGTCAGAGGAGATTATGAAAATGATATGCATGAAGATCATTTTACTGTAATACAATTTTGTAGAAATCCATACACTAGAGCAATTTCTAGTTATTTGCATATGTTAAGACATAATTTTTTAAATGTTAGAACAAATAAATTAGGATTCACAGATTTTATGAAACTGGTGAAAAGTGTAGGTCCAAATATTTATCAAAGTCATACTACAAAACAATATAAGAATATTAATCCAGATTATATTTTAAAGATTGAAAATATAGATGGTGATTTAGAAAATTTGAAACAAAAAACAGGAATTGATTTAAAATTAAATATATGTGACAGTCATTCTTTTATTAAATTATTTAACATGAGTGAAAACGTACTAGATGTTGATCCCGATGAATTTTCAGAAAAATTGTCAGATACTATAACTAATGAAAATTATGATTATTTTGATAATACTCAAATAAATTTAGATCAAAAAATATTTTATAAAGTACAATATGAGAGTTTTTATAATCAAAAATCTAAAGATTTGGTATCATCAGCATATGAAAAAGATTTAGAGTTTTTTGAGTATGAATATCCTTTTTAGTGAGTAAATTATGGAAGAAATTACAATCGAATTATCAACATATCAAATTGCAAAACTTGCTCTTATTGCTCATGAAAAAAATATAACATTAAATACTTTGATAATTGAAATATTAATGGATTATATTAAATCAGAATATAATGAGAATTCAAAAGAAAAATTTGAACCAGAATTTTTAGTTGAGAAAAAATAAAAATGATGGAAATAGAGCAAAAACAATTTGTTTTTTCCAATGAAGAGAAAAAATTAACATTCATAATTTCCCCTAAAGCAATGTCTTCAACCGGGCTTGCAATTTTTTTTGATTTTATAGGATTAGAATATAATAAAGATAAGCATACACATTCTACTAGAATGTTTGATTATAAAAATTATACTTCTCATCAAAAAGATTATACTGTTGTTCAGGTCACTAGAAATCCATTTACACGAATAGTTTCTTGTTATTTGTTCATGATTAAGCAAGGAATTAGCGATTTGTCTAGAAGAGTTTATAGTCAAAAATGGGGATTTAAATTTTTTTTAAATCAAATTTTGTCAAAAGGTCCAAATAATTTAGATCAACACACTTATATTCAATATAAAAATATTATTCCTGATTTTTTAATTAGAGTTGAATCTGTTAAGGAAGATATAGAATATATAAAAAATAATAGCAATTTAGATTTTAAATTAGTAGAAGATAGATTCTCTCCAAAAAATATGAAAGGCAATGATGATATAATTGATCCTAAATTTTTAGGAGGAGATTATAACGAAGAATTATTTGATATAATTACTAATAAAAAAAATGTTAATAAAATTTACAAAAATTATAATCAATTTTATGATGAGGAAAATAAAAATATTGTAGAAGAATTATATAAGGATGATATATTTTATTTTAAATATCAATATCCTTTTGATGAAATTTATGCAAATGGTGAAAAAGTAAATTATCAAAATTAAGAGAAAAATATGATTTTATTTTCATGTGTGAGGTGGAAAAATTTTTTATCAACAGGACAAAATTTCACAGAAATTTTTCTTGATAAAAATCCTACAACTTTGATTGTTGGTGAAAATGGATCGGGTAAAAGTACTTTACTAGATGCATTGACTTTTTCACTTTTCGGTAAGCCTTTTAGAAATATAAACAAACCTCAATTAATTAATTCCATTAATGAAAAAAATTGTGTGGTAGAAGTTGAGTTTGTCATAGGAAAAAAACATTATTTGGTTAGAAGAGGAATTAAACCTAATTTGTTTGAAATATTGTGTGATGGTAAATTGATTAATCAGGATGCAAAATCAAGAGATTATCAAGAATATCTTGAAAAAAATATTTTAAAGATGAATTATAAATCTTTTACTCAAATTGTAATACTAGGAAGTTCATCTTTTGTTCCATTCATGCAATTGAAAGCAATAGATAGAAGAGCTATTGTGGAAGATTTGCTAGATATTCAAATTTTTTCTACAATGAATCAAATATTAAAAAATAAATCTTCAGAAAATAAAAATGAACTAAAAAATAATGATGTTCAAATTGAGTTGAATGAAGGTTATATTGAAATGCAAGAAGATTATATTTCAAAAATTAAACAAAACACAAATGATTTGATTAATGCCAATAAAAATAATATTTTAGAATCAGAAAAACAAATAGAATCATATCAAATAAAAATTAAAGATTTGTCAATAGAAATTGAAAAATTAAGAAATAAAATAGATGATGATGATAAAATACGTAAAAAACATTTTAAATTAGAAAAATTTAGCGAAGAAATTAAAAAAAATATATCTAAGATAGATCAAGAAATACATTTTTACTCTAATAATACAGATTGTCCTACTTGCAAACAATTTATAAATGATGAACACAGATCTTGTGAAATTAATAATAAAAAAAATAAAAAAAATGAATTATCTTCTGCTATATCAAAATTAAACAATGAATTTGACAATTCTTTAAAAAGAATTGATGAGATTACTAAAATACAAGATCAAATAGCAAACTTAAATTCTGAAATTTCAAAACATAACATTTCAATTTCTGCACTGAATCAATACTTGTTGAAAATTAATGATGAAATTACACAATTATCAACAAAAGGATCTAATTTTAAAGAATCTTCACAGAAATTAAAAGATTTTTATAAAAACAAAAAAAATCTAGAAGATAACAAAGAGAAATTAATAAATCAAAAAGATTTGTACGAAATTGCTAGTTCATTGCTAAAAGATACAGGAATAAAAACTAGGATTATTAGACAATATTTACCGATAATGAATAAATTAATTAATAAATACCTGTCTTCGATGGATTTTTATGTATCATTTAATTTAGACGAAAACTTTAATGAAACAATAAAATCAAGATTTAGAGATGAATTTACATATTCTTCATTCTCAGAAGGAGAAAAATCTAGAATAGATTTGGCACTAATTATGGCCTGGAGAGCAGTCGCAAAACTTAAAAATAGTATGAATACAAATCTTTTAATTTTAGATGAGGTTTTTGATAGTTCTTTAGATACGGAAGGAACCGAAGATCTATTAAAGATATTGACTTCTTTGGGAAAAAATACTAATATATTCGTTATCAGTCATAAAGGAGAAGTTTTAATGGATAAATTTAGATCTGTCATACGTTTTGATAAAATTAAAAATTTTTCTAGGATTTCTAAATGAATGTTTTGAAATTAGTTGATGAAAAAGATCCAATATTAAAACAAAAATTAGAACCTTTTAATTTTCAAGAAAACGATTCTCTTGAAATTTCTAAGATTTTGATTGAAAATATGAAATATTATAATGGAATTGGACTTGCAGCTAATCAATTAGGATTTAATTTTAGAGTTTTTTCAATGATTCATGATACACATGAAATGGTTTTATTTAATCCAGAATTAATAACTTTTACTGAAGAGAAAATTAGAATGAAAGAAGGTTGTTTAAGTTTTTCTGGATTGTATCCATATGTTTTGCGACCAAAAGGAGTGAGCATTAAATATTTTGATGAAAATAATAATCCAATGATTGCAAATTTAATAGGTCTTTCTGCGAGAATAGTTTTACATGAGTTTGATCACTTAAATGGTATCACTTTTCATGACAGAACAAGTAGGTATGATTTAAATAATGCAATGAAAAAAAGAAAGAATATTTTGAGAAAAGAACATAAAAAAATAAAGGAGAAATATGGAAGTAAAAACACTTAAATTAGTGACTGGAGAAGAAATTATCGCAAGAGTTATTAAAGAAGGTGATTGTTGGAAATTAAACCATCCAGTTATTTCTGTACAAACTCCTCAAGGAATGGGTTTGATGCCGTATTGTGTTACTTCATCTGATGTGGAAATGACGATACATTCTGATCATATTATGTTGTTGTTAGATACTAGAAAGGAGTTGGCTGATCAATATTTAGAAAATGTCACAGGTTTAAGTTTATCTAATCATTCAGGGTTAACAATATGAAAGAATGGCAAAAAGGCTATGAATTAGAATTTCTAGTGGAAAAAACTAAAAAATTTGATTATTATAATAAATTTAGTTGTTCCCCTTTTTCAGAAGTGAAAAAAAATAATATTCCAGAATATTTAATAGATGAAATTTATAGAGATTTGCAAGATTGTGTTTTTACTGAAAGAGTTGCAAAAGTATCATCTCCAATTAAAATGTATCAGGATGTAGTAATTGGAGAGAAGATACCCGGTGACATAATTATTGAAAAAATTTCATTGCAAAATTCAGAAAAATCTGATAAATTTATAGAGTATGTTGAAAAAATAAACTCAGGTGTTTGGCTAGAAACTTGGGCAGAAGACAACATTACTAATGATATGATCAATAGCATGTCAGATGTTTCATATGTAGGAGCAAAAATCACTACTTTTGCAGAAATTAAGCACTATTGGTTTAAAGAACCTTCGAATACTCTTTTTGGTCGAGACCATAATAAAATTCCCGATTATGAATTTAAAAACTTAGAAAAATTAAATATCAATTCAGATAAAATATTACCTTTAGTGGAAAGCATTAAATCAAAAATTAATAAACTTCCAGAATTCATCAATCATTATTCGAATTATAATAAAGGTAAATCATGGTCTGCTATATCATTGAGAGGTTACAGACCAGAACCAACTTTTATGACAAAACCTTCAGAGATGAATAAGAAATGGCAAGAAGAAAATAAAGATGTTGAATTTAAAATGCAAGATACTATTTTATATAAAGATTTTGAAGAGGTCAGAGAACTTGTCAATATGTTAAATTCTGAAGAAGTTCATAGAATTCGTTTTATGAAATTGATTAAAGGTGATGGTGAATTAGAGAGACACACAGATTTAGTAGATGATGATAGTGGTATTGCTGACGGAAAATTAATGAGAATACATTTTCCAATTGTAACTAATCCAAAAGTTGAATTTACTTCTTGGAAAGTTGATGGAACTCCAAAAATTTCTCACATGGCTTTTGGAGAAGCATGGTTTTTAGATACTAGGAAACCGCATAGAGCAATTAATGCTGGCGATGAGGACAGAATACATTTAGTTATTGATGTTTTAGCCAATGATAAAGTTAGGAGTTTGTTATGAGTGTATTATTTGAAGATACTGCAGAAGATTTTTTACAGTTGATTGGTGATTGGAAAGATCCTTGGCCGGATCCTGTAATAAAAGAGCATGATGGTTTTTTAGTTGTTCGTGATGATTTATTGAATGCAGGTTCTAAAGTGAGATTCTTAGATTATTTGATAGGCAAAGAAAAACATATAAATGAATGGGTTTTTGGTTCATGTCCTGCTACAGGATATGCTCAAATTAGTTTGCCGATTGCTTGTCGAAAACATAATAAAAAAGCAGTTCTTTTTATGGCTAAGAGAGATATGAATAATTTGCATCCATATCAAGAAAGAGGTATAAAAGAAGGCACTATTTATCATTGGGTAGAAAATGGAATGTTACCGGTCACACAAAAACGTGCGAGAGATTATGCTGCAGAGAGTGATGATCGTATGGTGCTTCCACTAGGTTTAGAACATCCAACAGTAATTGGTAGTATTATTAGAGTTGCTAGAAATTTACCAGTCAAACCAAAAGAAGTTTGGACAGTAGGATCTAGTGGAACATTAAATAGAGGCTTGCAATTTGCGTGGCCTGATGCTAGAATGAATGTTGTGGGTGTAGGGCATTCGATGAAATCTCATGAAATTGGAAGAGCAACACATTACGAGTCTCCTTACAAATTTGATAAACCTGTGAAAAAAGAAGAAATGCCTCCTTTTCCGAGCGCACCAACATATGATGCAAAGGTTTGGTCTTTTGTAAAAAAATATGCATCACCTGGTGCTTTAATTTGGAATGTTGGCTCATAAAAAACATTTTAGGAATTTTATGGCACACGAAGAACAACGAGAATTTATTTTAGATCTCAAAGAAGAATATCCTTCTTTTTTTTCTAATGTAAAAGTTTTAGATGTTGGTAGTTTAGATATAAATGGTTCAATAAAGAATTTTTTTTCTAATAGTGATTATACAGGAATAGATATAGGAGAAGGAAAAAATGTCGATATTGTTGTAGAGGGTCAAAAATTTGATGCTGAAGATGAAACATACGATGTTGTGGCATCTTGTGAATGCTTTGAGCATAATCCTTACTGGAAAGAAACTTTTCAGAACATGATTAGGATGTGTAAGTCTGGAGGTTTAATTTTTATGTCCTGTGCGACTGAAGGAAGACCAGAGCATGGTACTATCAATACTGATATAGGATCTTCACCATTGACCGTAGCAAAAGGATGGAATTATTACAGAAATTTAACGGAAAAAGATTTTAGAGATATTGAAATTGAATATGATGTCGTATTTAATGTTTACGATTTTTTTATTGATGAATTTGTAAGAGATTTATATTTTTATGGAATTAAAAAATAACAATTATTATTATGAGAGAGCGGATTATGTTCTCAATCATCAAATCAATAAAACATTTGAAGAAATTCTTTGGATGTCAAATGATGAATTTGTAGAATGGTTGCGTCAAATGCGTGAAGTTATAGTTTATGCATGGGACAAATTAGGTGTACCGCCAAGAGTGGGATGGAATCGTGATGACATAATAGATCAATTTAATAAAATGTCAGAATATCCAGTTCACGAATTCTTCAGAGAAGATGATGATGGAAAAAAAACTATAATCAGAAATACTTCGGTAATAGGAAATGCATGTAATCAATTTTTTCCTACCATGATGAAGACAAGAATAAATTATTCAAAAAATGATGATGGACGTTCTATATATGATCATTTTGTAGAAGAAGATTTATTTGATAAAGTTTGTAAATATGCTCATAGACATTTTAAACGTGATAGTTTTTACGAATATTCTCAAACTGTTCCTATCTATAATTCAAAAATAACAACACAAAAACACGATAAAGATTTCTTAATATCCGCAAAAACTGGTTATGAATGGATAAAAAGATTTGAAAATGAAAAAAGACACCTAAATACACATGATTATTGGATCGCACCATATTCTGAGGATGCTGAATATTCTGGACATAATAAAGAATTAATTGGTGTAAAATGGTGTACAGTAACAAAAAGTGATATTGAAGAATTAAATGTACCTGAAAAATGTTTGACAAATGCTAATTTAAATGACAATGATTTATTTAGAATTAGAGTTTTTGAATTCGGTCAGAAAATATTTCCTGTAGGATTTAAAGCATTTAGAATATCATGGTGTCAGTATGCTGTAAATTTTCCACCTCTAACGGCAAAGTTACTATATGAAAAATATACTGAACACATTAAAGATCAAGATATTATTAACATTTTTGATCCTTCTTCAGGTTGGGGTGGTCGTATTCTCGGTGCTATGTCTATTAAGCCTGATCGTAATATTCATTACATTGGTACTGATCCTAACACCGATCATTGGATTGGAGAAATTGGTGTCACGAAATACGAATATCTCGCAGATTTTTTTAACAAAAATACTACAAGGT